CACAAGTACCTTTACACGCTTTACAATGAAAATATACAGCCTTTACAAATATTTATGAGTTTAATTTCATTTGCAGATCTAGCTACACTAAAAAACGTGTCAAGGCAAGCGATTTACGACAGAAAACGTAGAGGATTTTTTAATAAAGCTATTGTAAAGCACAATGGTAAAGAGGTATTAAATTCAGAGATAGCTTTACAACTATGGGAGAAGAATGATGTAAATATTCCAAAACCAACAACAAAAAAGGAGTTAAAAGATAAAATAGATAGCTTATCTGCTGATGAGATACCAGATTTTGCAGAAAGTAAGGCTAAAAGAGAATTTTATCTAGCAGAATTGGCTAAATTAGATGTAGAAGAGAAGAAAGAACAATTAGTAAGTGTTGAAGAGATTAAAAAAAGTAGTTTTGCTACTGGTAGAGCTATAAGAGAAACACTTACAAACTTAGCTGATAGGTTAAGTCACCAGTTAGCAGGTGAAGATGATGCAACTGTTATTTATAAAATTATCAATAGTGAACATAGAGAAGCACTAGAGAACTTATCAAAATGAACGCATGGGAGGAGGGATTTTTAGCAGGGTTAAGACCCGAAAAGTCTTTAACTGTTAGTGAGTGGTCAGATACTTATAGGATCTTGTCCAGTAAGGCTAGTGCAGAACCAGGTAAATGGAGAACCAGCAGAACACCATACTTAAAAGAACCTATGAATTGTTTAGGTACGCAAAGTCCTATACAACGTGTGGTGTTAATGTTTGCGGCTCAAACTGGCAAGACGGAGGCTCAAAACTGTTGGCTTGGCTATGTTATTGATCATGCCCCTGCACCTATGTTATTAGTACAACCTACTTTAGAAATGGGTAAAAGACTAAGTAAACAAAGATTAGAAAGTATGATTAATGATACTCCTTGCTTAAGTGAAAAAATTGCACCTGCTAGAACTAGGGATAGTGGTAATACATTAAGCAATAAAGAATTTCCTGGTGGGATGATGCTAATCACAGGAGCAAATTCAGCAACAGGACTAAGATCAACACCATGCCGTTATATAAGTTGTGATGAAGTGGATGCGTTTCCATCTGATGCATCAGGTGAAGGTGATCCTGTAGCACTTGCGGAAAAGAGGGCAACAACATTTAGTACAAGAAAGAAAGTATTACTTACATCTACACCTACAATTAAAGATTTTTCAAGAATAGAAACTGAATACCTTACATCTGATCAACGTTTATATTTTGTACCTGCACCATGTTGCGGTAAATATCAGTATTTAGATTGGAAACAATTAGAGAAAGATGATGAAAAAAATCCTAAATATAAATGTATACATTGCGGTGAGTTATTTGATGAGAGCAATAAGACAAAAATGTTAAGAATGGGTGAATGGAGAGCCACTAAAGAAGGTGATGGTGTTACTGCAGGTTTTAGGCTTAATGGTTTATATAGTCCGTTAGGTTGGCTGTCATGGTCAGAAATGCTTATGGAGTTTAATAAAGCAAAAGGTGATGCACCACTAATTAAAACATTTGTAAATACTAGGCTTGCAGAAACATTTGAAACAGATTATGTAAGTTCTATGAGTGCTGAAGGATTATTAAAAAGATGTGAGAATTATGAACAGGCAACTTGTCCAGAAGGGGTTTTATTTCTTACTCAAGGTGTTGACTGCCAGATAGATAGATTAGAAGTTAGCACATGGGGATGGGGTAAAGGTGAGGAAGCATTTTTAATAGATCATGTACAGTTATGGGGTGATCCTCATCAGGCAGAAGTTTGGAAACAATTAGAAATTATAATTAATCAACAATATGAACATGACAATGGTAAAAGTTTAGTACCTGTCATTAGTGCTGTGGACTCTGGAGGTTTACACACAAGTGAGGTTTACCAATTTGCTAGGGAGAAAGTAGCACAGGGTGTAATAGCTATTAAAGGACAATCACAGGCTAATAAACCTGCGATAGGTAGACCTACAAGGGTAGATATAAATTTTAGAAAAGCTAACAAGGCAATAAAAAAAGGAAGTAAGGTTTATCCGTTAGGAGTTGATACTATAAAAAATACTTTGATGGGTAGGCTAAAGAATAATAAGATAGGTAGCTACGGGTATATTCATTTTCATGCAAGTACAAGTGAAGAATTTTTTAAACAATTAACAGCAGAAAGACAGATATTAAAAACTAACAGGAGTGGTTTTCAAGTTCCACAATGGGTTTTACCTAATAATGTTAGGAATGAATGTTTAGATACATTTGTTTATTCATATGCAGCAATGTGTTTATATATAAGTCCATTTAATCGAAATACAGTATGGCAGCAATTAGAAAATAAATTAAATGAAACAGATAATGTAGTTAAACAAAAAAAAGGTACAATAAAAAGAAGGCCAACTAATGATTTTGTAAACAACTGGTAAAATTATGTGGAAATCTGACCTGCCAATTATTATAACTGCTGGTACTACTATTGAATGGGTGGATGAAGCGACTACTGCGGGTATAAATAAAACTATAAGTTCACCTGATTGGACATTAGAATATTATCTAAGAACAAATACAGCTAGTGAAGGCCATACAGCTACAGGTACGCAATATTCAGAAAGTACAGGATGGCAATTTACAATTAGTGCTACTGATAGTGCAGGCTTTGCTGCTGGTAACTGGTTTTGGGTTGCAAGAGCATTTAAAAGTTCTGATGTATTTGAAATAGGAAGTGGTGAATTAGAAGTAAAACAAAACTTACAATATACTGGTACACCTTCAGCTATTGATAATAGATCACAAAATGAAATTGATTTAGATGCGGTAACTGCTGCGATTCGAGCTATAATAGCTGATAAGGCGGCTAAGTATTCTATTGGCGGTAGAAGTTTTGAGCGTATAAATTTACCTGAACTAAGAGCAAGAGAAGCAGAATTAAAAGCTAGAGTATTCAGCGAAAAGAGGTATAGTTTAAAGAGTCAGGGTTTAGGCGACCCTAAAACACTCTATGTACGCTTTTAGGTAACTTAAATGGGTTTAATTAATGCTTGGAGGGGCTTAATTTCCTCTAATGATGATCTAAACAAGCGTAGAAATCGCTTAAAAAGGATGTATTCTGGCGCAAGAGTAGATAGAACTAACCTTTCTTGGATTACACCTTTATCTTCTCCTGATCAAAGTTATAAAAATTCTATTAATACATTAAGGAAAAGGGTACATGATTTAGTACGAAATAATAATTACGCTGCACAGGCCATAAGATATGCAACTAATCAAATAGTAGGTCAGGGTGTAACAATGCAAGCCCAGATTAAAAGTCAGCGTGGCGGTACACCTAATACTAGATTAAATGAAAATATTGAGAGTGAATGGAGTAGATGGGGTAGAAAAGATAGCTGTGATATTCGTGGTGTTCTTTGTTTTTCTGAATTAGAAAGATTAGCTGTAAGATCAATGATAGAAAGCGGTGAATGTTTTATTGTTATTCATAGAAAAGCATACGGCAGAAATAAAATACCTTTTTCATTAGAAGTATTAGAGGCAGAACAGTTAGATGAGGATTATAAAGGCACTACTAAAAGTAATAAGAATGTATGGCGGTTAGGAATAGAACTAAGTCCAGAAGGTAGGGCTGTTAATTATGCGTTTCTAAAAAAACATCCTGGTGATACAAATTTTGCAACAGTACCAGAAGAAAGAAGGCATATTATTGTGCCAGCTAAAGATGTTATCCATTTGTTTATGCCGCTAAGACCAGGCCAACATAGAGGAGTACCATTCTTAGCAAGTGCAATAAATCATCTACATCAATTAGATGGATATATAGAAGCTACTGTTGTAGGACAACGTGCAAGTTCTGCATTAATGGGATTTATCACAAGTCCAGAAGGTGAACTAGATGCAGGTGGTGAGGTATTTGATTATGAGCGTGTTAGTGGATTTGAACCTGGTTCTTTTAAATATCTAGCACCAGGAGAAAGTATATCTGTACCTGATTTAGATAAGGCTAATGGAGAGTTTGAACCATTTGTAAGATCAATGCTTAGAAGCATGGCAAGCGGTTTGGGCTGTAGTTTTGAAGCGATTTCTTCTGACTATTCGCAATCTAATTACAGTAGTAGCCGCCTTGCAATGCTACAGGATAGAGATAATTGGAGGACAATACAGAAGATGTTAAAAGAAAGTTTTTACCAGCCTATATTTGAACAATGGTTAGAGATGGCAGTATTAAGTGGCACATTGTCATTGCCAACATATTCAACAACACCTGAAGTATATGAAAAGGTTAGATGGGTATGTAGGGGTTATAGCTATGTTGACCCACAGAAAGAAATAGCGGCACAAAAAGAAGCAGTTCGGTGCGGATTTAAAACCTTAACTGATGTAGTTTCTGAGAGTGGTGGAGACATTGAAGAATTATTAATAGCAAGACAGACAGAACTGGCAAAACTTGATGAACTAAATATTATTACTGATAGTGATCCATCAGCGACTAATAAATCAGGTGGTTCACAATATAAACCAGTAGGTACTATTGATCCTTTTGGTGATACGCAACCACCCACAGGTCAGGATGCAGAAAACGTAGCGGACGGATCAGATGGCAGTTATTAATGGTACAGAAATAGATCTTATGCCTACAGCAGGTATGAGAGAAGAAGCACAACGATATAAAGATTGGAAGTCAGAAGGTGAGGCAGGTGGTACAGAAGTTGCAGCAAGAAGAGCAACACAAATATTAAGCGGTAATGAACTAAGTCCAGATACAGTAATACAGATGTCAGCGTGGTTTGCAAGACATGAATCAGATAAAACTGGACAAGGCTTTACACCTGATGAGGATGGCTACCCAAGTAAAGGCAGAGTAGCGTGGGCGGCTTGGGGTGGTGATGCAGGTAAAAGTTTTTCTGATGCAAAATCAGCTAGAATACAAGAATTAAGAAATAATGAATCTATGGCTAAAACAAAACGCTCAAAAGCTAAACGAGCAGAACCAGATGAGTTATCAGTAGGTGATTCTGTTCGATGGGGTGCAAGTGGTGGTATAGCTAGAGGTGTTATAGATTCTATTGAACGTGATGGGACTATAAATGTACCTGATTCTGATTTTGAAATTACAGGAACAGAAGATGACCCTGCTGCATTAATTACTGTTTATAGAGAAAATGATGGAGAGTTTGAGGCAACAGATGTAAAGGTAGGTCATAAATTCAGCACACTAACTAAGATAGATACATTAAGAAGTGTTACAACAATATTAAAACGTAGTGGTGAAACTTCTTTTTCTGCACAGGAAGATAATACATATGAATTTAGTTTTAGTTCTGAATATCCTGTTGAAAGATCTTTCGGTACTGAGATACTAAGCCATGACGAAGGTTCTATTGATTTCAGTAGATTAAATGGAGGGGTTGCGCCTGTATTATGGAATCATAATATGGATTCTGTTATTGGTATCGTTCGTAATGCTTATTTGGACAAAGATAAGAAAAAAGGTAGGGCAGTTGTTGAATTAAGTCGTAATGCAAAGGCACAAGAAGTAAAAAGAGATATAGACGATGGCATTTTATCTTCAATTAGCGTTGGTTATCGCATTTTAGAAATGGAAGAAAGAGAAATAGAAGGAAGTAACGCATTTTTAGCCACAAGATGGGAACCGCATGAGGTAAGTGTCGTAGCATCGCCTGCAGCACCAGACGTAGGAATTTCAAGAGGGTTAATTGATGAGAACACCATGCTTAGTGAGAAAAAAGAAGATATAGTAGAAGATAAGCGTGTAAACGCAGCGTCATCTGACGCACAACCGTCAAATTCTAAAAAACAACTAACTATGGAAAAAGAACAACTTGATCTAGAAGTTGTGCGTAGT